ATGTACAAAAAAAGTGATGAGCAAAAGAACTCAATCGGTGAAATCGAAAGCGTTTTAGAAACTCTATCAACCGAACTGGTGGCACTAAGAAACCAAGTAAAAAAAGGCGTTGGTCTTCCTTCGGGCGGAACAACATCTGAAAAGATTATTGAAACAAAAGCAAAATCGAGTCCGTTTGATTCTTTTGCTGGATTAGTTAAAAACAAAATTTCACAAAGATAATGGCATTCAATCCAACCGCCCAGAATGTGAACAATTTTGACAACGATAATACATACGTCGGTCAAAATAGTTTAACCAGAACGAACCCTTACGCGAACGTTGACGGCTTAAATGCTGAAAAGTTGTACGGGGTTGATACCTTTGAAGACCGTATTCCTATTTCCGTGACATACGCAATCGCTTCAGCTGGTGACAGAACTACGATTACACCTATTTACGGTGTAACAAGTGCTTCCGATTATTTAAAGTTTAACCTGATTGACGAAAGTGGTAACGAGGCTTACGGACGCTGGATTTCTTCAGCACCTTCAGCAGCCTTTGACATTACGACTACCGCGTTAAACACGGCAAACGATTGGAAGGCTTTCTTTGCCACGGCTAAGGCTGGAGCAAAAACCGAGTTCTCATTTAAAATTGAATCGGCAGCGGTGTTAACCAACACGACTGCAACGATTACTTACGCAAACCTTTAAAATTAAATTAAAATGCCAATAACAGAAGTTAGCCAATTAGACGTATCCTTTAGAGGTACGGAGGCGAATAACATATTTTTAGAGCCAGTTTTCTTTGACGATGATTTAAGGGGTCAATTCCGTATCCTCGGAAACGTTGCCAATAAAAAGAAAATGGTTTTTGTTCAGCAACTGGAAAACATTGTAAGAAAATACTCGGGCTGCGGATTTAACCCCGTCGGCTCGGTGTCAATTTACGATAGAACAATCGACGTTGAAAAGATGAAGGTTGACTTAGAAATGTGCTGGGATGAATTTGAGGACACGGTTTTTGAGGAGTTATTGAAAACGGGTACGCGTCTTCCAGATGTTTCGGGAACATTGATTGAAAACATTCTTTTAACCCGTACACAACAGGCTATTCGTCAAGACGTTCAGCGTTTAAGCTACTTTGGTCAGCAGTCTTCTAACAATCCAAACTATGATGCTTTAGACGGTCTTTGGACTGTTTATTACCCTCAGTTGGTTACCGATGCCTTAGTGCCAAGAACAAACACGGGTTCAGGTTCTGACCTTGCTTCGGGTGATGGCTTTGCAATCCTTAGGTCTATTTACGACCAAGCGCCTTTGCAGTTAAAAGGATTACCAGCGGCGCAAAAGGTGTTCAATGTTACGGGTTCAGTTTACACTCAGCTTCGTGAAGACATTGAAAACGGTGGCGGCGGTGATTACGGTCTATTGCAGTTAATCAACGGGGTTGAGCAATTTACTTTCCGTGGTGTTCCCGTTGTTGCTCAATGGAGATGGGACGAGATTTTGACTAATCTTGGAACAACTAAGCCTCATTATGTGGAATATACAACGCCACAAAACAAGGTACTTGCAACCGATACTTTAAGCCCTGAGACGGCTTTGGAACTTTGGTACGACCAGAAAGACGAAAAGGTATATATTAAGGCGCGTTTCAAAATGGGCGTTAATTATATTCACCATTCATTAATTAGCTTAGGCTACTAATAAATAAAGAATGAGTTCAATAACAAGCGGTTGGCTTAACCAATGCGTCGACGGAACTTGCGCTGGTGGTATCGGTAAACTTTATATTGCGAATGCAAATCAAGTTACGGGTTTCACCGCCAATGCTACGGCGGCGGTTACGGCAATCACAATGACGTCAACTGCCTCAGTATTTTACGAGGTGGAATTTAGGGACAACTCAGGCGCGTTCACGGAAACGGTAACGCAAGACCCAGACACCTTATCGGTTGCCGTTGAGCAAAGTTTGGTTGGTATTATAAATTGTCGCGACCAAGAGTTAAGAAACCTTATCCAAGATATGGCGAATCAGGCTTGCGGCTTGGTTTGTGTACACGTTGAAAATACGGGTAACTATTGGATTTGGGGTGCTGAAACGGTAGGGGCAAAGAAAAGACCAGCAAGGTTAACAAGTTCAGAAGGCTTGTCAGGTGCTTTGTTTACCGATTCAAACCAAGAAACATTAACCCTTTCTTGCCGTACTACAAACAAAGCGAGATTTATTGTTGACGGTGCAACCGTGATGGGAGCATTAGATTAAATAATGAATTATGATAGTTAGAGAAAAAAGTAAGTTGATGATTTACGTTGGGGCTGACCCAACGGGAAAGGCGGGAATACTTAAGAAGGCTATCGGAGATTTTACACAAGCAGAATTAAGGGGTTGGTATAGTGCCAACCCCGTATCTGTTAGCCAACACGTCATTTTTACTCCTGAGAAAAAAACCTATGAGCCAATTAAAGAAGACAATTCAAGCGACACCGAACAGGGCTAATCGAAATTTAAAAAGAAATCAAAGCCCTTTATTGGCTTCGGTGACTTTAGATACCTCAAACACCATGCTGGTGCAAGAGGACATTTTCAATGAACCTTCAAGGGAAAGACTTGATTTTACGGGGGCAAAGTGGGTAAGATTTTTCACGCAGAAAGATGACTTTCTTAAAAGTTTAATAGCTATTGTAAATAATTCGCCAACACTAAGGCGTATTATTGAAGATAAAGTAAACATGGTTGTAGGCGATGGATTTATCCCTATGAAAGGGAAATCCAACACATTACTTACAACCTCAATGAAAGGCGAAGTAATAACCGACGATTCCTTAAACGATATTGAGGAAGTTATAGGTCAGGTTAATTTACATAGCCAAAATTTACAAGAAGTATTAGGTGCTTTGGCTTTTGATTATGATGCTTTTGGTAATTGTTTTGCAGAGATTGTAAGGGGAAAGGTTGGTAGTCAACCTTTCACTTACATTTATCATGTACCCGTTTACAACATTGGCATCAGGAAAGCCGAGGCTGACCAGATAATTCGTTCCATTGGCATTTATGACAACTGGGAAGAAGTCCCGTTGACGACTGAGGGGACTTATTACGAGAATGAAGGCTTTAGGGAAATACCGATTTACCCTGAGTTTAAGAAATTAGAGGACGGCACGGAGCGTTCGATTATCCACGTTAAGCAATACGCGGCGGGGTATTTTTACTTTGGCTTACCTGAGTGGATAGGGGCAAAGATGTGGGCTGAAATGGAATACCGTATTCAGCGATTTAATACAAGCAAGTTTGAAAATGGCTTCATGCCTTCGGGTATTTTACAGTTCTTCGGTTCAATGACTCAGACGGAAGCCAAAAGCCTTGTTGAGGGAATTGAATCAAAGTTCACAGGCATGGGCAACAATCATAAATTGTTTGTCCAGATTTTACGCGATGAAAAATTAAAAGCAAATTGGATTCCCACGTCAAAAGAAAACGAGGGCGAATTTTTAAACTTGCAAAACTTGGCAGCCTCAGCGATTGTGGTTGCTAACCGTTGGTCAAAGTCCTTAGCTGGATTTGCAACGTCGGGACAACTTGGAACTAATCAGCAGATACGTCAAGAAATGGAGTATTTGCAAAACACAGTCATAAAGCCACGGCAAAACCTTTTGTTATCCAAGATTATTAACCCCTATTTAAACGAAATAAGCGCATATAACCCAGCGTTTGTCGACGTTAGCTTTGGCATTTCTAACACGTTACCCGTGTCTTTCATGGGCGATATAGCGGTTGAGCAAAACTTGTCAATGAATGAGAAAAGAGAAATATTAGGTTATTCACCTATCGAAACAGATATAACAATTACAACCCCAACCAATGAGCCAACTGATACAACCGAGTGAAGTAATAGCTGGCGGCGTGGCACGACCAACCCCAGCGGATATAAGAATTGATAAGTCACTTATTAGCCCTCATATTCAAGATGCTGAGTATCGTTGGATTGTTCCCGCCATTGGCGTTTCATTTTATGATACATTGGTTGCAGCCAAAGGAAGTTCCACGGCTTTTAGTTCAACGGCTTACCAGCAACTTTGGGACAGTCAATTAAAATCCTTTTGCGCAAATGCCGTGCTTTACGAGGCGTCGCCATATATCGTAATGCAGATGGGTTCAAATGGGCTTTATACGCTTGATAACGAATACGGGCAAAACGTGGGCGTTGAGGGTTTAAAATTTTATCAAGATACTTTATTACAAAGGCTTGACGTAAAGAAGAAAAGGATTAAGGATTATTTGTGTTCATGCGCTGCGGGGTTAACGGGATTTGTTTCAACCGCTATTGGTTGCCCTGAGTCAACTTGCGATGAACATGAAGAAATAACAGACATTTACAATACTTTAGGCATTGTTTTATGATAGAGAAACCAAAGAAAGAAAGGCGATTCCTAAAGGCATTGGGGCGCGTCGGTGAAATACTAATTCAGGAGGTTTTAATTAAAATAGGGAGTAATTTAATCAAGAAGATTGGAGGCAAAAAAACTTTGCCTTCAATTCTTTTTTTACTCGCTTCCCTTAGCCTCTTCGCCCAGTACCCAAACACGGGTAACAAACAAAGACTTGGATTCCAGACCACGGGCGACGGGCTGACATGGCGGGGTTCATTGTCCGACACGGCTTCTATTCAGCCAATAAACAATCAAAACGCATGGGTCATTCTTGATACCGTCAACCTTAAAATATATTCCTTTGACTTTACTTCCAACGTCTGGAACTTGGTCGGCGGTGGTTCAGGGGCTTTCACTCAACCCGTTGATTCATTGTTTTTTAATGTAGGCGTTGCTACAAACAACGTCGACACGGCAAAGATGCGTTGGGATTCCGATTTGGCTACGGTGGTACTTGGTTTAAATGATAATGTGCCAAACGAACTTGGATTCAAAAACTTTTGGCTCGTTAAGAACCAAACAGGCTCAGCAATTACAAAGGGAAGTATCGTGTATGCTAATGGCACGGTCGGGGCAAGTGGCAGAATCACTGTGGCAAAGTTTATCGCCAACGGCTCAATCGATGCGAAATATTTATTAGGAATAACGGCTCATGATTTAAGCAACGGTGAAGACGGGTACGTTATTTCATTTGGTAAAATACGTCAAGTTAACACCGATACCTTCACGGCTGGGGCAATTCTTTACCCTTCGCCAACTGTTGCGGGTGTTTGGACAGACGTTGAACCCGTTGCGCCTAATTTTGATATGCCTATTGGCTTTTGTATCAACTCATCTGTAAACAATGGAACAATCGCAATAAAGGTAGCGTCGGGATATAAATTATTAGAATTGCATGATGTTGCCATTTCATCACCCGTTGAAAATTCATCTTTGTATTATAAAAGTGGGCTTTGGCGCGATACAACCGCCGCACTTTTAGTAAGCGACACGGCTTCAATGCTTGCCAACTATGCCACAAAAGCCTACGCAGATACAACGGGAAGATTTTATGCGCGTCAAGATTTTACCAATGTTTCTTCCTCAACCTTGACTTGGACACAAAGCGACACATTGATTCCCGCTGGTGTTACGGTTGTTCAAGTTTACCGCAATGGACAAATCTTATTACCAACCCAATACACAATACCAACGTCAACCAGCGTGGTTATTGCGGCAACCTCATTTAAGGTTGGCGAAAATTATACGGTTATTTTTCCCCGTGGCGGTGGTGCGGGTAGTGGTGGCGGTTCGGGTTCGTTAACGTCTATTTCGGGCGGCACGGGTATTCTTGTTTCGCCTGACCCAATTACAACCACGGGAACGGTTTCGGCTGACCTTTCTGTTTTAATGGAATTAACAGATACGTCTTTGCTTAACCTTACATCAAGGCTTGCCACAAAGTTAAACATAAGTGACACGGCGGCAATGTTATCAAATTACAATACCCGTATAAATAGCAAATTAAATATATCGGATACCTTATCAATGCTTGCGCCTTACTTTCGTGATGCTGATACAAGTTTATTAAATCTTACCTCAAGGTTTGCATTAAAATTAAACGCAACCGACACGGCTTCCTTATCCTCAAGAATAAACGCAAAAGGCACAGGTACGGTTACAAGTATTGCCACGGGTTACGGGTTAAGCGGCGGAACGATTACCTCAACGGGAACTTTGGTTCTTGACTCAGCAGTTGTATTTTCACGGATACGGGATTCCATTGTTGACGTTGCCATTGGGAATGATACCATAAAGATTTTAAAGCAAGAATATAATTCTGCCACAACCAGCGTTTTAACGTGGACTGTAACGCCTAAATTTCCTATCCAATTAAAGGCTTATATTTTAGTGTTTAGAAATGGTCAGCTACTTATCAATGACCAATACAATTTAACCGATACAAATCAAATTACCATTGTTTCCAATTCCTTTAAGGTCGGGGCTAATTACACGGTGGTCACGGTTTCGGGCATTGGTTCGGTTGGTACGGGTACATTTCCAAATCCCGTTTATCCTGAGGCTGGGATTGCGGTAAGCACGGGGACAACTTGGACAACGTCTATTCCTAATAATTCAAGTAATTGGAACATCGCCTTTAATGATAAAATAACAAATGCGGCTTTCTCAGGAACAACGACAAAGACGTTAACTTTGACCCAGTATGACGGGGGAACATTCACGCCAACGTTTGCCGATTTGCAAGGGGTGACGGGTTCGGGAACAATAGATTATATTCCAAAATTTAGCACAACGACCGAGGTAACCAATTCTGTAATTCAAGAAAGCAGCGGTAATATTGGAATAGGAATAACACCTACGTCAAATTTAGAAT